CGGTGCCTGTCGACGTCGTGGAGCAGGTCAAGCGAGAGCGCGAGGTGCACGCAGGCGGGCCGCGCGAGGTGTGCCGGTGAACAAGGAACCCATCCCGCGCCGCGACCCCGACCACTGCGCCGCAGGCCACGACCTCCGCATCTGCGGCCTCTACGTGCACCCGAAGACGGGCTACCAGGAGTGCCGGGCATGCAAGCGAGCGAACAAGCATCGCCGGCCGAAGCTGGCTCGACGTCCAGTTTTCACCCCTGGGCGCGTTCCGCAGTCGGCTGGCGACGGCTAGCCGTCTCGATCGAGACCGCATGGGCCAGCCCTGCAAGGACTACGACGACCCGAACAGCCCGGAACCGAATCCGGACTGGGGGAACACGTTCCTCTCGCCCGAGCAGTGGAAGAAGCAGCTCGACATGCTGCGCAAGGGGCGATACCGGCTCAGCGCGATCGCAGCGCGGTTCGGGCAGACCGAGGGTTCGATCCGCGAGCGCATCCGTCGGCACCCGAAGCTGCGTGCAGAGTTCGACGAGGCGAAGGCCACGGGCGAGATGCACCAGTGCGACCTGATCGCGGACGGGACGCCGGGCGAGTCCGAGGCGGCGCAGTGGTATCTCGAGCGCATCCACCGCATCCAGAAGCCGGTCGATGTGGCCCGCGTTGCCGCCTACAACGCCGAGGCCAGGGCCGCGAAGAAGGGCGCGGCGGACCTCGAGCGCCAGCAGGCGCTACGCCGGTTCCTGGCTGCGGCATCGACCGAGGCGGAAGGCGACCCGACGGCCGACGCCACCAACGCGGGCGAGCCCGGCGAGGCAACTTGACGGACGCGCTGCCGCTGACCTGGCGCCCGCCAGCGGGCACGCGGCGCATCGACCACCCCGAGCGGCGACGCATGCGCGATAGCCCGGCGCGCGTCAAGATCGCGGCCGGCGGTCGCCGCAGCGGCAAGAGCATGGACGCGCTCGACTACCTGCTCGTCGGGCATGGGCCGCGCGTGAACGAGACGCGGCGCATGTTCAGCGGGGCGCTGTGCCCTCCTGTCGACGTCGCCGACCCGACCTACCTCGTGGCGGCGCCGACCTACGAGATGGTCGAGCGCCTGTGGTGGCCTCGAATCAAGCAGCGCCTCACGCCCGACTGGATCGTCTCGGTGCGCGAGCGGCCGAAGCTGACCATCGAGCTGGTGACCGGGGCTCGCATCATCTGCGTCGGCATGGACCGCCCGACGCGCGCCGAAGGCATGGCGGTCGACGGATTCATCGGCGACGAGTATGCATACTTCAAGCCGGGCGCGTTCACGCGTTCGATCCGGCCGGCGCTGTCGACGCGAGGCCGCCCGCCGGGCTGGGCCATCCTGATGTTCAAGCCGGACGGCCGCAACCACGCGTTCGACCTGTGGGACGAGGCGAAGAGCGGCAAGCTGGACGGCTACGAGGCGTTCCACTGGACGTCGTCGGTCGTCATCGACCCGGCCGAGCTGCAGTCGGCGCGCGAGACGATGGACGCCCGCAGCTTCGCGCAGGAATACGAGGCCTCGTTCCTCACGCAGACGGGTCGCGTGTTCGACCCGTGGGATGCCGCGCGGCATGTGCGCAAGGTCGAGTATCGCCCCGACTTGCCGCTCGTGTTCACGCTCGACTTCAACGTCTCGCCCGGCGCCGCGGTGGCGATCCAGGAGCAGACCATCGACGGCGAGCAGTGCACGGCCGTCGTCTGGGAGCACTACCGCGCCGACGACAACACGGCCGCGCGCATGTGCGAGGCGTTCCGCAACCGGTTCTCCGGCCACAAGGGCGAGGTCCACGTCTACGGCGACGTCGGTGGCAACCAGCGCCACACGAACTCGGACAGCACCGACTGGCAGGTCGTCATGGCGGACCTGCGGCAGACCTTCAACGCGAAGCTGCGCGTCGGGAAGTCGGCGCCTTCGATCGTCGACAGCGTGAACGCGGTCTGTTCGCGGCTGCTGACGATGACCGGCAAGGTGCACCTCGTCGTCGACCCGTCGTGCGCGCACACGATCAAGGACTTCGAGGGCGTGGTGTGGGACGACCGCCCCGGCGCCGAGCGCAAGATCGACAAGAGCGACGGCCGGCGCACGCACTGGGTCGACGCGATTCGCTACTACGTCCACGAACGGCACCCCATCCAGACCCGCAAGGCGCTCGTCTACTGAACATGGACCTCAGCAACACCATCGGATTGTTCAACGGTCCTCGCATCGAGATGGAGGAAGACTGGAAGGTCTGCCGAGCGCTCGAGGGCGGCACTCGCGCGATGCGCGAGGCCGGCATCACGTTCACGCCGAGGACCGCGAGAGAGAAGGCGGAGCCGGACCTCTACCGCGAGCGCCTGGATTCGTCGGTGCTGCTGCCCGCGTTCGTCGAGGCAACGAGCCGCATCGCCGGCCGACCGTTCGAGAAGCCGCCGACGTTCACCGGCCGCGAACAGCTCGACCCGTTCCTGGACCGCATGATCGACGACGCCGACCGGACTGGAAGGTCGCTGTCGGTCTTCGCGTCAACGATCTACGCCGACGCCGTCCGCCGCGGCGCCGGGTTCTTCCTGGTCGACAACGTGCCGCGACCGGAAGGCATGACGCTGGCCGAGGCAGAGGCGATCGACGCGCGTCCCTACCTGTGCCGCATCGAGCCCGACAACATCATCGGGTTCCAGAGCGAGGTTCGATTCGGCCGCGAGGTCTGCACCGAGCTGCGCGTGCGCGAGTGGAAGTATCGACCGCGCTCCGACGGCATCGGCGACGAGCTCGTCCAGCGCGTGCGCCGATACACCGGCGAAACGGTCGAGCTGTGGGAAGCGACCTACGGCAAGTCATCCATCGCCGGCACGACCGAGGCGTCGCGCGGCTACAGCGACCTGCGCGGCTACAAGCTCATCGAGGGGCCGACGCCGACGGGCTTCCCGAACGGCGAGATCCCGCTCGTCGTCGTCTACACGAAGCAGCTCGGCTTCATGCACGCGCGCCCGCCGCTGATCGGGCTGGCGCAGCTGAACGTCAAGCACTGGAACCAGCAGAGCATCCTCGACAGCGCCGTCCGCTACTGCATGCACCCGATCCTGTTCGGGCGCGGGCTGTCTTCGCAGGACACCGACTCGCCGCCGAAGAGGGGGGAGGGCTCCCACTTCATGACGACGAGCGACAGCGCCGACATGCGGTTCGTGGAGATCGCCGGCACGTCGCTGACCATCGCGCGCGCCGAGATCGAGAAGACCGAATACCGGATGAAGTCGAGCGCCGTCGAGCCGCTGCAGAAGGGCTCGGCCACCGCAACCGGCGAGGTGCGCGCCGAGACGTCCGAGATGAGCGAGGCGCAGCAGTGGGTCGAGGCGATGGAGTGGGCGCTCTACCGCGCCTTCGAGATCGCGGCGCAGTGGATCGGCGTCGGCCTCCCGGACGACTTCAACGTCTCGCTCTACCGCGCGTCGTCGATGATCCAGGCCATGAGCGGCGCCCGCACGATGGCGCTGAAGGCCGACGCGGACCAGGGCTACATCACGCTCGAGACCTACCTGAAGGAGCGCGCGCGGTCCGGCGACTTCGCCGACGACTTCGATCCGCAGGCCGAGGCTGAGGCGGTCACGATGGAGAAGGAGCGCAGCCAGCAGGCGCAGATGGAGGCGATGCTCCGGCAGGTCCAGGCCGAGGGGCAGCCGCAGCCGGGTCAGCCGCCGCAGGAAGGCCAGCAGGAAGACGAGCCGCAGGACCAGGAGGAGGAAGAGGAGCAGGTGCCCGCATGACCACCGACACCGAGAAGAAGAAGCCGCAGCCGAAGCCGGTCCCTGTTCGGCTGGTCGACCCGCGCACCGCCGCCGGCAAGGCCGCGCTGCGTGACGGGCACAAGATCGACCCGCAGACTGGAATGGTCGCGGTGCCGAAGTGACCTCCACCGCGATCCCGACCACGGACACCATCCGCGCCGCGCTCAGGAAGGGCGCCGGTCGGTGGATCGCGCGCTTCTACCGGCACGAGCTGCTGGTCGCCCGCACCGTGCGCGGCATGCAGGTCGAGGCGATCGAGGAGTTCCGCCGCGAGGTCGTGCAGCCGGTGCTGCGCGCCGTCGGCGCCAGGCTGGCGACGTTCACGCCGCGCGGCCCGGACCTCGTCGCCGCCGCCTACCCGGAGCTGCGGACGCTCATGGCCGAGATCGAGGCGGTCGTTGCTCGAGGAAGCGACGCCGTGCGCCGGCTGACCACCGAGCGCCTTGCCGACCTCGTCAAGCAGGAGGTCGGGTGGGTTCGCGAGAGCGCCGCCAAGACGTTGCGGGTGGAGCCGCCGCCGGTCAACGATCGCCTCGTCGTCGAGGCCGTTCAGGCGCGGCCGGTGCTCGGCGAGCCGGTCGAGAAGTGGTTCGGGAAGATGCTGGTCGGCCCGACGGGCGACAAGACGCGGGCGTGGATCCAGACTGGGCTATCCGAGAACCTGACCACCGACCAGATCATCCGCGGCCTGCGCGGGTCGCGCGCGAGCGACTACTCCGACGGCATCCTGTCGGGCCAGAGCGCGAGCGCCGTCGGGACGCTGGTCCGCACCGCGGCGACGCACGCCAGCAGCATCGCGCGCACCGAGTCGTTCAAGGCGATCGGAGTGACGTCCTACCGCTGGATCTCGACCCTCGACAGCAAGACCTCGATCATCTGCGCCAGCCGCGACGGCGAGGTCTACGAGCTGGGCAAGGGCCCGATGCCACCGGCTCACCCAAACTGCCGCAGCACGACCGTCCC